GCAGGATTGTCTTGAGTAACTCTAGGCGGAAACTGTGGTCTTACTGCTCCCGCTATTACACCTTTTGGAACTATAGTGCTAAACCAATCCGGTATTCCGCCAACTGGTAAATCTTTTCCAAAAGCACCAGGATTTGAAACCATAACTCTCGAGGATTGAAGGAATGCTTTTAATTGACCGGGATTAAGCATGTCTTCTGAAGCCTGAGAATCAATATTTAAGAAAAATTGTGAAATATTATTTGCAGTGACCATAAATTCAGGTCTTATTCCACCCCAATTATAAGATGGGATAAACGAACCAGATAAATTGGTAACATTTTGTAAACTTCTACCATTAGTCTGTGCCTTTGCTAGCATCGAAGCAAATCTTTCACTTATTACACCCATAGCAGCACGATACGCTGGTACTTTCTTTTCACTGTACGACATATAAAACGATGCTGCATAATCAACAATTTCTTGTGTTATGTTGTTGGCTCTATGAAAAACCATGGTGATAAAAAGTTGGTCGTGGAAAAACGGAAAGTTTGCATTAGTAGCAAGGAAGTCTTGAGGAAATCTAGTTACCACTGAACCGTCAACAATTGCTTTAAACAAAACTAATTGATTGGATGCCATAGGTCCAGCATTAGGGGTTCCTTGTATAGTTTCAGAAGTTAGTATAATAGGAGTAGGTGTAACAAAAAATTCTATTATACCGCTAAATTTTTCTGGACCAATAACACCTTGCCCTACTGGAAAATTATCAAAGAATAAATCCATTTGTAACATGTTTCTTTGATGTGGTCCTTCTTTTAAATTAATTCTTTTTTGTACTACTGCTAAAGATTCACCAATAGCAAGAGTCACGGGTTGTGAACCTATTGATTCACGCATTTCTATTATTGGCATTATTTTATACCCCCTCTTTTACCAAAGCCACCAGCCTTAGCCATTTTCTTTAGGTCTAGTTTGCCTTTGTTTTTACCAGACTTATATCGAATGTGGTTTTTCTTATTCTTAACATATCTATTCCACTTAGATAACTTTACTTTTTTCTTAGTTTCCATTGGTCCTTGAAGAACTTGTTGTACATCTTGTACGTTACCGCCAGTAGCAACAACTGTTTCACCTGCTCTTATGAATATTTGAAAGGCTGGGTCGCCTTGTAACATGTATGCTTGATACGCGGGGATTGCTATCATATCAACAGGCATGACGGTTGCACTATCTGCTAAGTACCAACCAGCGACTCCACCACCAGTAGCCCCAATAGGGCCGCCTACTGCAAAACCCAAAACTGCGCCTTCTGCGGCACTTACTATTGGATTATCTAATACTTCATCTACAACAGATGCACCAACACCCGCAAGGAATTTCTTACCCCTTTCCGAACTTAATACAGACTTTGCTATTTTAGTGGTTGTCACTCAAACCACCTTCAGAGGTCGTTTGCTTGAGCAACCATTCTTTCTAGGTCTTCTTTGTTTACTTTGCGAGGTTCGGCAATCATCATAATATCTATCTCTACTGTTTCACTATTGTATTTAGTACAATTAGACGCTGCAATACCAATTAGTAAATCAGTCACTAAAGTATATCCATCTGGATGGAGGTCATAAACTCCACGGAAATGCTCTTGATTCTCCCATAGTTGAGAACCATCAAGGTTAGTTTCCCTGGTGGTTGTTAGTGTGTAATTATTGAGGACATTAGGTGAAGCAATACCTACATCAGTAGCATCTTCATACGCTGTAGTAGTTGCAAAAACAACCATGTTAGCAAAAGAGGTAGTTGCATCCCCTAGAACTGGGTCAAAAGCGGCTGTGGCTGTGGTTCCAACTTTTCTAAGTTGATATGTAATTTCTTTTACTTGTAATCCTTGGTCACGAACTACATTCACATAGTCTGATAAATCTATTCTTCCATAATTTACGGTTCGATTACCTGTTGCATCTAATGTAAATTGTAGTCTGTCTCTCAAAATGATATCGCCTTTTGCTTTAGCCATACCCTTTCATGATAGGAAGAGGTTTATTATAATTCTTGTAGCCATCGTCGCTATACGCCTACGCTTAACGCTAGGGATTTCTACTGGAAAACGCAACACCTAGCGGCAAAACTAGGTTAAAACTTTCTTTAATCAATTAATTATATAACTAAAACAGCCGTAGGACTGTTCATGGACAGCAAATTCCACGACAAAATAGTCGATTATTTGATGCAATATAGGATGAAACTCCCGAAAACAGAACAATTAAGTGATAAATTTGCAGTTGCAGAGAAGACTAAGATAGTAATTGCAATCGATAATCTGATTATGGCAATAGACCGTTATGCAATGATGGATGACAAAGGGTGGATTAAATGAGAAAAAAGTTTACCAAACTAGAATTAACAATATGGGAATTAGTAAATATAAATTCTCAAGGGTTTACTTCATCCGAAATAGTATATATTATTCAACAGTTAATGGCGGATGCGTGATTAGATGAAGAAACTAGGCCGCCCACGCAAAGCACACGCACTCAGGAAAGAAAATATCTCAGTTAATTTACCAAAGACACTAGTTAGCGAAGTAGAATCTCAATTATCTTACAAGAGTTCACGATCAAGATTTATTCAATTAGCAATTGAAGAAAAATTAGGTGTAACAGAAACGGTTAACGAAGCAACTTCAACTCATTTAATGGGTGCGCTTCTGGTACGAGATGAGATTAGTGAGTTTGCAAAAAAGGTTATGCGTTCAGAGATTAAATCAATGATGCAAGTTGAGGAAACTGTAGAAGAACAATAAGATAGAGTAATCGTTCACACCAAACAATACGCTCGTTTTGTTCTTGGTCAACAGGTGCTAGAGGTATCATTTCTTCATCAACTTTTCAAGTCGCTTTAGAATCTTAACAATTTCTAACAACAATCCATTATTACTCATAGGTCACACCATCAATATATTTCCAAGGCCAGCAGCAGCAGGATTGTCTTGAGTAACTCTAGGCGGAAACTGTGGTCTTACTGCTCCCGCTATTACACCTTTTGGAACTATAGTGCTAAACCAATCCGGTATTCCGCCAACTGGTAAATCTTTTCCAAAA